TGGAAAAACGCAGACGCTATTGCAGGCGGAATTGACCTCGGTGGTCGAAATGACTTAGCGGCGTTCGCAATGGTTGCAAGGTTCAAGACCGGAAGGGTGAACGAGGTGGGAAGCCCGGTGTATCGCTACGAGGCAAAGACCTTTAGCTATATCAGCACTGAGACAACCCGCGACCTCACGAAAGAGCCGTTCAATGCGTTCGTTGATTCCGGTCTGCTTAGGACAACAAAATTTCCTGTCTCTGAACTCGAGCAGGACTTTATTCTCGAGGCCCGAAAGCACGGCTGCCAAGAGGTTGCATTTGATCCGTATCAAGCCCAACGATCCTCTGAGAACCTCGAATCAAACGGCATCCCGGCGGTGGCCATGCCGCAGACAACGGGGCACTTTAACACACCGATAACAGAGTTACGCCAGTGCATGGCAGACGGACGTTTTACGCATGACGGCAATCCTTTGCTAAAATGGTGCATAATGAACGCCGTTACTGACACAGACAAACAGGACCGGATGATGCTTTGCAAGAGGGAATCCATTGAGAAGATTGACCCCGTGGTCGCTCTCGTGATGGCTTTTTCTAGGGCAGCAGCGGCAGCCGGGCGGGCCGATAGCTACTTCTTAATTTGAGAAAAAGATGAAAAACGGGAAAAACGCAGAGAGGATTTACAGCAAGGTAGGTCAGATGTTCAATGTCCTGACCTCGAACGCGAAGAATCCAGCCAACTGGCTCATCGAGGCTTTTGGCGGAACCAAAAGTTCTTCTGGGATCGAGATCAACCCAGACAATGTACTTGGTATCCCAGAGGTGTGGAACGCTGTCTGTAAGATCAGCGGTCACATTGCAAGCCTTGGGCTTGAGCTAAAATACACAACAGAAGATGGCGTCAACAAGATCATACGCAACGACCGTGGCGCAAGGGTCTGGAGAAAGCCAAATGATGTGCAGACAAGCGCTACTCTCGTTGAAAAAATAATGGTTGACGCCATGATTCAAGGCAACGGGCGCGCATACATTGAGAGAAACATGCTCGGGCAGCCCATTGGGCTAATTCCGCTTCAGGCTCAGGACACTCAGACGGTGATGGTGAACGGAGAGCGTTGGCACTGTGTCTCAATAAACAGCGGCACGATGCAAGGCCAGCTCGACGACGTTACTAATGAGGGCGGCACGATGTACAAGATTCCCGACAGGGACGTTTTTTACATTATGGGCCTAACCAGCAATGGTTACTGGGGAGAGAATCCACTAAGCCTATTCAAAGACACTTTTGGCCTAAGCATTGCTGGGGCGGAGTCGGCTGGTACAATCTTCCAGAACAGCGGTCGCCCCGGACTTATTCTCGAGGCCCCAAACGGAGCCTTTGGGACAAACGAGGAGGCTCAAGCCTTTCTTGACGCTTTCAACGCAGCGCACACTGGGCTCGACAACCAAGGCAAGACTGGGATGCTGAGAAACGGAATGAAGGCGGTCCAGATGACTTACCCAACCATGGATCAGAGTCATATCGGCATGAGGCAGTTCCAGAGGGAGTCTGCCGCACTCATCTTCCTGCTTGAGTCAATCATCGGGGACAGCACTGGAAGCGTCTACAAGAGCATCAGTGAGCGTCAGAGCGTGTATCTGACAAACTGCCTCGGTCGCTGGATCAACAAGATCGAACAGGAAGCTGACAGCAAGCTGATGAGCGGAAGGAACGCTTCAAACGATTCCTACCGATATTCAATGGACATTAGGCCGCTGTTTGCTAATGACCGAGATGGCCTTGCTCTCTACACAAGTAGCTTGAGGCAGCAAGGAATTATCAGCGGAAACGAGGCTCGTCAGTTGCACGGGTTTGACCCGGTTGACGAGCTATCTGACGACTACGGGATGTCTGAGACTGGCTCGAGCCCAACAGACACCCACGAGGAAAAGCAGGCCAATCCGAACGACGGCGAGGCAGACACAGAAGCATCCGAAAACAAGGAATAGAAGATGGCAATTAAAAATGACGTAGAATCCGGCACAATGTCCCTCAGGGGCGTTTTTGGAGATTACTTCGAGGGCGTGATGGCAGAAGATTTCCACGACGCCCTTGCGGAACACAATGGCGATGAAATCACGATTATGCTGGAAAGTCCGGGCGGCGTTGTTAGCGAGGGGCTTAGTATCTACAACTCGCTGATGAACTATCCGGGCAAAGTAACGATTCACGTTGACACCATGGCGGCGAGCATCGCCAGCGTTATCGCCTGTGCCGCTGACAACCTCATCATGAACAGCAATGCCCAGCTTATGATACACAACGCTTGGACTGTTGCAATGGGGAACGCATCGGACCTCAAGGGAATCGTTGAGCAACTGGAGATGCTGGATGGCATGATTGCTGACATTTACGTAGAAAGGACCGGCGCAAGCAAGGAAGAGTTGAAGGCAATGATGGACAAAGAAACCTATTTGCCCGCAGAGGACGCTGTTGCATTGGGTTTCGCCGACTCCATTCACAAGGTTGAACGCAAGCGAAAAGACGAGAAAGCAAAGGCTTTTGCCATTGCTCCTTGCGTAATTGCAGCAAAAGCAAAGGCGGCCAGTCTCAAAATGAGACTCTCCATGTAGATGTTTTATGGCCCGAGACTTTTTTAGGCTATAATGTATGAGACAGGGGAGAACAACCCCAAAACAACGATTTTTTGACACGTTTCGACTAGAGAGACTTATGAAACTCCCCGAAATCCAAGCACGAATGGGCGAAATTGCAGACGAAATGGAAGCAATCAGCGCAATCGCTGCCGACGAATCTCGCGAACTTTCCGACGCCGACAATGACCAAATTCTTGCCTTGAGCGAAGAATTTGATCGCCTGAAAGAGAGCAAAGAGAAGGCTGAGAAAGTACAGGCTAAAATGGCAGCCATCGTGGAAGCCAGAGCCACATCCCAAGGGCCACAGGCTGGCGTTCAGCCTCAAGGCGACGAAACCCAACCAGAGAGACGAGAAAGCATGACTATTCCGGCAAAAGCCAAGCACAACAAGTCCAAAGTGTTCGCAAGCAGCGAAGACGCATACAATGCGGGCATGTACCTCGCTGCACTCGGCGGAGACCGCAAGGCAGCCGAATTTATGAATGTTCAGAGCGAAGGCACTGACAACAAGGGCGGCTATACCGTGCCTGCGCCTTTGGCGTCACAACTGATCGACCTCGTTGAGGAATATGGTGTTGCTCGAAAAGCTTGTCGCCGAATTGTCATGGGCTCTCTCACTTGGAGCGTTCCCAAGCTGATCGGTCACTCGACAATTTATTACCCTGCAGAAAACGCCGCCATCACTGAAAGCGACCTTACTTTCTCCCAGCTTACCCTGACGGCCAAGAAGATGGCTGGCTTGGTTAAGATGTCAACAGAGGTTTCCGAAGACAGCGTTATCAGCATGACTGATACCATCGTTCGCGACCTTGCTTGGGGATTTGCTAAGGCCGAGGACGAGAACCTGTTCACTGGCGGAAGCATTTACGCTGGTGGAATCGAGGGCGATGCTGGCGTTGCAAGCAACAGCGTTGCAAGCGTTGGCGCACTTGCACTCACAGACCTGACGGCTGTTACAGTGTCGGCTGGACAAGAGCAGGGACTGACCAACAAGTGGTACATGAACGCAACTCTGTTCAATGGACAGATTCGCGACTTGCTTAACGCTGCTGGTGGTAACACGAACAGCAACCTTCAGTCGAATGTTGCTCCTTCGCTGCTCGGCTACCCTGTTGAGTTTGTTTCAGCAATGCCCGGTGCTTCCGCATCGTCTGGCGACTTGCTTGCTGTATTCGGCGACTTGGATGTTTCCCACTACTTCGGCGACCGTCGCGCGTTGAACTTCAATGTTCTCAACGAGTTGTTCGCAGTGAACGATCAGGTTGGCATCATCTGCACTCAGCGGATCGACATCAAGTCGGCAAACCCTGAAGTCCTCAGCAAGTTGGTAGTCGCCTGATGCGTTTACTTTTCAAACAGCCCCGCCTTGGTTTTAAGGCGGGGCAGGTTGGCGAGGTTAAGAACATTGGCGTTGCCAAGACTCTTATCTCGTTTGGCGTTGCAGTGGAACACGTAGAGGTCGAAGAAAATGTACTGGTCCCTAAAAAGAGTGGCGGGAAGTCAAGAACTTCCGGTAAGCGTAAGCGCAGCAAAGGATCATCTGAACATAGCTCAGAATGACCACTCTCAGGACACAAAAATCGAGTCCCTTATCGTCGCCGCGAAAGAGCGAGTCGAGAGGGACATCGACAGGATTACAATAACTTCGACGTTCGTGAACTACGGCCCAGATTTTAGCAACCCGCTTAGAATCAACCTAAAGCCAGTAACAAGCATCCTCTCTGTCCGTTACTATGACGACAATGGAGTCCTGCAGACGCTTGACCCATCTTCCTACAGGTTCGTTGAATCCTCGCAGGAGTTGGTTCCGGCTATCGGTCAGGAGTTTCCGACCGTTAATGCAGACATGCCGGACAGCGTTCAGATCGA